ATGGGTATATTATCCAAGCAGAAAAAGTAGTCACAAAAGAAAGAAAGCTAACGAAATGACAAGGACAATATTAAATAGTTGTACACAAACCGAAACAGGCAACGAACTTATTACTTTGAGTGAGGTGAAATCTTACTTAGGCATAAGTACTTCGGTTCATGATACACTGTTAACAATATTGTTAAAATCAGGAAGGCAAGAAGTTGGTTTATACATTAAACAGGCATTAGTAACCACGAGCGTAGAGGCTCAATTCGAAAGCGTAAATGAATATTTTAACTTACCAGTTATACCGTTACAAGGAAGTATTGCAGTCGTTGATATGGACAATGCATCGGTTTCTTTTACTGTAGGAGGTGGAAATAATCCAAAGGTTAAGTTAACATCAAAGGATCCAATCAAGGTGACATACACAGCAGGTTATGCAAGTTTGACTGATAATCTTAAAATGATAGTTATTAAGAAGGTAGGAGAGGATTTCGAGTTTAGAACAGGCATAACATTAACGACAAGCAATTTACTCCCAAACAACTGGAGAGAATCGGCTTTAAAATATAGAAGTTCATGGCTGATGTAGTTTTAAACTTTGGAGACCTTAGAGACCAAATAGGATTCTATACCGTAACACCCACGGCAGATGGTGGCGGAGGTTATACCAGCACTAAAACTTTGTCTTTTGAAATATTGGCTAAAATAGTACCTAATGGTAGGGCTAAGATTGATGGTCAAGGAATACAGATATTTCAGGAAGTGTTTGATGTTTGGATTAGGAACGAAGTAACGATTAACGATACTATGCTGGTTAGATACAATTCTAAGGATTACAGAATATTATTCGTTGAAAACGTTGAAAATAGAAATAAGATTTTAAAACTTAGAATTGCAACAAAATGAAAGTAACAGCACTGAAAAATATTGATTCATTGAAATATGGTCTTGTGGGTCAGGGAGAAGAAAAAGAAGTGGATGAGGAAATAGCATTAATTTGGATAAAACAAGGTTTAGCACATGGCAGAGATAACAGTGAAGGGGATGCAGGCACTAAAGGCAAAACTAAGAAACCTTGACGCTCAAGTAACCACAAGGACTAAGTTTGCAGTTGTTAAAGCTACTCAAAACATACAACTAAAAGCTGTTTTAATCGTTCCGGTAGATAAAGGAAAACTAAAACAAAGCATTAAGGCAAAAATTGATAAAAACGGATTGATAGGCAGAATTTCAGCGACAGAAGATTATGCACCTTATGTAGAGTTTGGAACAGGGCAGTTTGTAAAAGTTCCGGAAGGATTTGATAAAATGGCGATGAGTTTTTTTGTTAACGGCAAAGGTCGAATGAAGCCAAGACCATTTTTGATTCCAAGCTGGGCAAGTGAAGTGCCAATTTTTAAAGCAGATTTAGAGAAGATAATTAAAGATTTGAAGTTATGAAATGGGCAGGATATGAATTACGGAAAGCTTACGTCACAGCGATAGGAAATTCAATAACAAGTTCGGGGCAAGTTGTAAAAGTTTACGACATGGAAGCACCGATAAATTCACCAAGACCATTTATAATTTTAGGTTCATACGTTCAGACAGAAGACCAAAATACAAAGGACAATTTTGGAGGAACTGCAACGTTAAATATTGAAGTTAACACAGAGGTTATACCAACGTACGGAGGCAGGAAACAAGCGGACGATATATTAAACGCAGTTTTAACAATAGTTAATCCAAGCAGAGACACAATTAATTTAACAAGTACAATATTTAATTTTGTCAGTTTAGAATTAAGTGGTAGTTTTGATGGGTTTAATGATGGTAATAGTGAAACGAATTACAGGACAGTAGCAATTTTGCAACATAAATTTTTTGAAAAATAATATAATACAATGCCAAGCGGAAAATTTAACGGAAAAGACATGAAGGTTTACACCGTTTCAGGTGGAACAGAAACCTTAATAACGGATACAGATTCGAGTGAAATTAGTTTCACGATGTCGCCAATAGACACTACAACCAAAGATTCAAACGGTTGGAGAGAAGTAATAGCTGGATTAAAAGAAGGTTCAATTTCGATTAGTGGAATGGTGAATTATTCAGGCACAAACCAAGTGGATCAACTGGTTAATGCTTTGGTAGCGGGTACACAGTTAACTGTTAAGTTTAAGACTACAACCACAGGAGATACAACTTACCAATGGGCTTGCTTTGTGACCAGTGTGCCTTTGACATTTGGACAGGACGAAGCAGCGACATTTACTTGCGATTTAACTCCAACAGGAAGTCCAACTATTGATATATTATCAGCATAATATGAAGGGATTAGTTGAGTTCAAAAATAGCGAGGGAGAAGTTGTTATCAGTTGTTTATTTGTGATGACTTCAATCATGAATTTTTGTAAAGCAAGAAAACTTTCTTTTACGGAGTTTGAAAAAGAAATGTCTGATAGTTCGGACATGATTAAGGTTGTAGATAATTTTGTAGGAATGGTTTATCATGGTGCTAAAACTTATGCTTCATTTAATAGACAACCTTTTGATAAAACAGAAGAAGAAGTTTCAATACTAATAGACATAAATGGTTTGATGAGCCAAGAAAGTTTAATTACGATGAACAATGCTTTGTATGGTGGTTTTGATGTAGTAGAAAAAAAAACGGAGCAGGAGGTGACAACGTAAACGTAAGCTTATATAATTTATTATTGTATTGTTATGGAGAACTCGAATTAAGGGAAGATGATTTAATTACACTTACTTTGTTCGAGTTTTTTATGTTATCAGAGGGGTACAAGAGAAGGGAAGAAAAAAAATGGTTACATACAAGGGAATTAATGACAATAATAAATAATACTTCATTTGGTGGAAAAGCTATAACGCCAGAAAAAATCAAACCTTTGGAATTGGATAAAGCAATAGTTCAAGACCAAACTGCAAGTATAAATTTATTTAAAAATTTGGTAAAATAATGGCGGCAGATTTAGAAGTTCAAATAGGTGTAGATTTAAAAGAATTAAAAACTGGTTTAGGAAAAGTTTCTGAACAATTAGAGCAATTTTCTAATAAAACAAGGAAAGATTCTAATTCAGTTGGTGAATCATGGACAAGTAATTTAAGCAGTATTGTAAAAGGTTTTGTTTCTATTGAATTGGCTTCTAAGGCACTTACAGGCATAAAGAATCTATTCTTATTAGAGGAAAGATTTAATGCTCTTAAAATGCCTTTAAAAAACGTCACAGAAGCCACAGGAGATTATGGTGTGGCGTTAGGATTTATTACTAAACTTGCAGACCAAACAGGACAAGATTTATTTGTTTTAGGTGATTCTTATAAAGGACTTTATGCATCAGCCAAGCAAGCAGGAATTGCAACGTCGGAAATAAATAATATATTTAAGTCAGTTGTGGATGCTGGGTCGGCATTAAAACTAAGCAATGAACAAGTTTCTTTATCATTAAAAGCTGTTGAGCAGATGATGAATAAAGGTACTATTTCAAGTGAAGAGTTAAAAGGACAATTAGGTGAGCAATTACCGGGTGCTTATGGCATGATGGCTAAGGCAGCACAAGATGCAGGGCTATCGGTTTCAGGAAGTACGCAAGAGTTAGGGAAATTATTAGATGAGGGAAGATTAGCATCTGCGGAGGTTTTACCGTTTTTTGCTAAAAGAATGGAAGAAGCATTTGGCAAAAATGCGGAAGCAAATATAAATACCATTAGTGGTTCGGCAAATAGGTTAACAAATGAGCTTGCATTATTAATAACTGCCTTAGATGATTCTAAAGTAACTTCTTTTTGGGCATCAATGCAAAACGGATTAGCTAATATGGCTAAGGATTTGACTTATATTGTAAAGTCAGGAAGTTGGCAAGACTTCTTTTCTTTCTTTGGAGGCAATAGAATTGGCATAATGGGCAAAAGGTTAGGCACAGAAATGCAAGATGCTTTATTTGCTTCAAAAAGTGCAGCAGATCAAGCAAAAGAATATTCTAATTTAAATAAAGAACTTGCACAAAATGTAAAGACAAGCAGAGAATTATTAGCTGTTGGTATAACTCCAAATACCAAAGCCATGGAGGAACTAACACAAAAAGTAAAAAGATATAAAGAATTAATGTCAGGTAGTGGTTCAGGCTCTGCTGCTAAACCTCCGACAATAGTTCCGCCAGAAGAAACAAAGGCTGTAAAAGATTATACTTTTGAACTTGCTTTATTAAATTTAGAAATTAAAAACACCCAAAAAAATATAAAGGAATTAAATGAAGCAAGGGAACTTTCTAATCTGAAAACATTGGGAAGAACTTCGGTAAGTCCTATTCCTTTTACAATGTCAAGGTCAGAAGATGCGAGCAAAAAAGACAAAGGGTTAATTGACCAATTATTCGGTGAAGATTTAACTCAGTCAACAGCAAATTTACAAGCAAAATTTGAAGCATTAAAAAGTGGCATAAAGCCAATAATCACAGACTTTGGTAGTGCTGTAAGTGAAGATGTAAAAACAGCAATGGATTTTGTTTCAGAAGGAATGAATTTGTCTTTTTCTTTTCTTGGTGATACTTTAGCGGCTGGATTTGCATCAGTTTTCAATAAAGATATTAAATTTGATTTTAAGAAATTATTAGGTAATTTTTTATCTGGACTTGGTGATATGGTTATGAGAATGGCAATACAAATGAAAGCCGTAGCAGCATTAAAAACAAAAATAGAATTAGCTTTATCTACATTAGGTGGTGGAGGTTTTGCTTTAGCTGGTGCAGTTGCTTTATTTGCATTAGGTGCTGCAATGAAAGGCGGTGGAATGGCTTTATCAAGTTCATCTGTTGGTTCTTCTTCTACTTCTGTTAGTAATTCAACAGGAGCAAGAAATATAGTACCAAACTTCAATCCATCAGGATTTAACAACACCGTAAAATTCGAGATTCAAGGTAATACATTAGTAGGGGTATTAAATAACGTAAATAGAGCAAATGGCTAAGGCATTAAAATATTTCTTTGAGTTTTCAGATATTGACGCAGACGATTACAAAGTAGAGATTTGGGTCGAAGGTTTTGCAGGCACAGCAACGGAATTAATTGCAGGAGGTAATCCACTAACACGAACCTACAATAAAGACGTTGGCGAGAAATATCTCGGTGGAATTGTTCCATCAGTTATTAGCATTGAAGCCATTTCGAATGCTTCGTTTCATGCGGTTGACTTTACCGGTCAAAATTATGGAGATGCGGTAG